TTGATGATGCGGTTGCGGAAACTCAGAGAGTTACTTGGGTTAATCGTGCCGCTGACTGTCCCTGCAAACGTAGCGTTGCCAGAGGCATCAAAAGCCAGTGCATTGATCTTTGCACCGTAGGGGCCTGTTTGTAGGGTGAGCGCACCATCAGCCGCACCTGTGAATGAGGCGTTGTCTGTTGCGGAGCCGGGGTTGAGTATGCTGGGCATGGGTTGTCCTTATCCTGCTATTTCTTGCAAAATTATTGTTGCTGTTCCTTGCCCAAAACCACTAGGGGAATTAAATGTGACCGTGCCAGCAGAGTTTGTAACCATAAAATAAAGTGTGTAGGACGTTGCTGATGTTGTTGCTGGCGAATCTAAATACGAAAATCCAACTCCAGTTTGGACAGCATTGCTGGCACTATATGCAGTGGTAAATCCATTAGTTGATAAATTGGTTGAGTTTCTATATAAAGTAAATACACCCTGTACATTAACAGCGCCCGGAAACCCGGTACCGCTAACGGTTGCTAGTATTTTGCTTGTTGAGCTTGATGGAGTAATACTTGCTGTTAATCCAGTTGTTACGAATGTATTGAATGAAGTTGTTGAAACTTGTGTTGTTAACAGCCCTTGCACTACTTGCAACACAGCACCCGCACCGAAGTTAGACCGTGCTGCACCTGCTGCGAGTTTTGTTGCTGTCACCGCACCATCCACAATCTTGGTCGTGCTGACCGTGTTAGCGCCGATAGTGTCGGCTCCTGTAGAGCCATCGAAGTAGGTCGTCATGGTGTGTCCTTAGCGAAATATGGCAACGTGGACAGAGGTAGCGTCTTGGCTTGATCCTGCTTGCCCAAACATCCTTATGCCGACAGAACCAGTAGCGGCGGTTCCAATGGTTGCTATGTACCCGTTAGCGCCCTGAGTACATGACGCAACCGCCGAATAGTTTGTGTCTGGCATCACAGTTGTGAAGTTGACGGTGTAGTCACCAACGCCGTTTCGGGTAACGCTTGTGACATTTCCACCAGCGGTTAGTGCGCCTGTCGTTCCATTGAATAAGCACCAAGCTCTGCATCCAAATACTGGGGCTGTGCCGGAAGGCGTAGGCATAGAGGCTGAACCGAAGGTTGGCGCAGCACCAAAAGTGGCGGTAGAGTTAAATGCAGCCGTACCCGTGTAGGTCTTATTCCCACCCACGGTCTGATTCGTCACCGTACTTACGTACAAGTCAGTTCCACCGGGTGTTCCACCACCGACCACTTGGGTTACGACACCTGTGGGGAATGTGATGGTTTGACCTGTCGCAACGGCGAGTACACGGTTGACCATCACATCTTTGACTTTGCCGACAGTGTGTGTACCTGTTCCTGCGGAACCTGCAACGATGGCCGTCCCACCAATGGTGGCTGAGACTTGGAACGCTGAAGAACTCAGTCCAGTGGAGATGACGTAGTAGAAGGCCGATGTCGAGAAGTTGGTCGGCAACGTACCTGCGGTGTTGAACCTTACAGGCTGGTCGGCTACGAAGGTGTTGGCCGCTGTGACAACAGCCGAGCCGTTGGTAAACGTGCAAGCAATGTTGATCGCTGCATTTCCAATGGTGTATGAGCCAGTGGCGAGTTTGTCGTTCTCGTAGAAGACTTGGTCGGTTCCCGCACCTGTGGCTCCACCGCTGCCACTGCCACCACCACCGGATGAGCTTCCAGCACCGCTGGACAACTGAAACTGAGTGCCGTCATAAATGATGGTGACCGCTGCACCCGCAGGTATGTCGCCCGAAGACAACGCTGTAGCACCGGACTTGGTGATTGCCTTGGCACCGAGCCCGTTGATGTTGATAGTGGCTGCGCCTGTATTGGCCCCAGCAGAAATGAACCTAAACGCCTGTCCTGCCACGTAAGCCGTGATGGCAGGGGTCAGGTTGCCTGTAATGGTGTTGGTGCCGTTGACCGAGGACAGCATAAGGTGGGTGCTGTTCTGCGTGTTGGTGATCGTGGCATAGGTAGATACTGCGTCGGAAATGGGTAGGAGTTCGTTGATAACCGCCGCGGTTAGGTTTAAAGAGACCGTAGTTCCCGTAGCAAACGCTCTTGCAGTGGTGCCATCTTGAGCACGCTCAACTGTGAATATGTCAATGCTTCGGTTGGTGCACTTCACAACTTCCGGGATGTTGGACGAATCCAGCAGGGTCAAGTAAAAATACCCGGTGGTAGGAAACGCTGCGCCCCCGCCGGTTGCCACAGTAAATGTTGTGGCGCTATTGGTTACCCCCGAGGCTAGGGTGGTACGGGCGTTATTTATGAGCTGTGCGCGTGGCATGTTCTACCTCAGAATTGGTTAGGCTTAACAGACATAGAGCTGTTGATACGCCCGCGTTTGGATATGTTTCTAGCGCGGTTCATGAATGTGCGGAACCTGACATCGGACTCCCTTGCTTTGGTGTCGTCGCTAAAAAAATTACCCGGTATAGAGTGGATGCGCACCCGTGCGCCCGCCACAATGGCCTCAACCCAGTCGTTGTAGAGCAGGTCTGGGAGGGTAGTCGCTGCCCGGGTTGGCTTAGTGGCAATGCGAGCACTCAGTATCGAGGTCACGGTCTGTGCCGGTAGGGGGTACACCCCAATAACTCCGGGGGAAAGCTCGTAGAAACACCTTGGCTCGCTCATTTGCTGGGGAAGCCCTGTGACACCGGAGCTGAACGCAAGGATGCTGTCTATTTCAGCCGTAGGGGCGGGGGTAAGCAGTGTGCCGCCGTACCAGACCTTCATGGTGCTGACGATTATGGTGTCGGCTGCAGGGGCTAACGTGTAAGTTCCAACGCCAGCGGTTACATCTACCGGAGCTAACTGTTGCTGCACGAGCTGAGTCTCTTCACAAAACTCGATGGCCGCATCTACTAAAGACTGGCGGGCTAAAGGCTCAGAGCAACCGGTCACCCAAGGTAGCAAGCGGGGGAGAAACAGGGAAACTGCACTCATTTAGCACTCGTCGGGTTGGTCGGGTTAAAGGGCGCTGCCGCCAACGTCGGACTGCGCTGGAGTTGTTCTGCGGACCCTACGCCTAGCGCTTCCTTAAACATCTGGTAGTGCGCTGCGGCTTTAGTGGCGTTGTCGCCATATTCAATGTCTTTGCTCATGGCCCGGTAGCACAGGTAGTGCGTCATGGCATTGCTCAGGCTGTCTGGCACGGAGATGAAATCAGTCCCCAGTGTGATGAGTGGGGGGATGGCAGAGTAGACCATCTCGACATTGGTGCCCGCCACTGCAGGTGGGTAGGTTTGAAACACGAACGGGGTAGCGGGGTCGTAGGTGTAGTGAACAATGGTGCTGCCCGGGGTACTGGAGTGCCAGTCAAGGTCAACGTCGTCCAGCAGCGACGCCGTGGTAACGCGTATAACTCGTCCGGGGGTAACCCCGTCAGCTGCTATGTTGCGCGTAATGTTGAGTAACAGGTGTATGTCAGTGAGGCTGACAATAGGCTGGCGAACGCCGCCAGCGAGGGGGAAAACAATAGTTTTAGTGAAAACGTCCGGTTTAATCAGCACTGCATCGCGCTGCCCGTCGTTCAAAAAGTTAATCATCTCGGCAACAGGCCAACGCACGTACGAGGTATCGTGCAGCAAGATGGCGGCGCGGTCGATAACTATTTGTGCAGTTGTTGCCATAAATCCTTAAAAAGAAAGGCCCAGCCTTTTTAGGGGCTAGGCCGATTCTATCAAGCTAACACGTTAGTTTCAAGAAATAACGCAGACAGCCAGTGATTCAGGTTTAACAACCTTGTAGCCGAACACATTCAGTGAGCGGATGTAATCGCCGAAGTCAGAAGGATTACGGATGGTTTCCATCTTAGTAATCTGGCTGGCAAAGGTGATACCGGACTTGTGACCTGCCACGATCACACGACGGCGGGCTGCGTTGGTGGTAGCCGAAATGGAAGTCTCGTCACCTGCACCGGAGGTCCACACGGTCGCGTTAGCGGCTGCAAAGGGCAGCTGGTTGGTCACGTACACGGTGAAACGGTCAATCACACCGATCTTGCCGTTGCGAACCATAGACTGGCTGTCACCCATAAACTGGGCTTGGGCCAAGTTGGTGTTCATCAACAGAGCGCGGGTGGCGGGGTCCAACAGCAAGAAGCGGTCAGACTCAGGCACGTTTTGCTCGTCCAGCACAGAGGCCATCTGCAAGATTTTGGTCAACACGTTTGCAGCGTCGCCAGCGGTTGCGTTGATAGCGATGGGGGAACCGGATGTACCCAAGTTGAACGAACCAGACTTTCCACCTGCAGAAGCGCCTTGGTTGGCAGCGGCGGCAGAGAAGATGGTGTTGTAAATGACTGTGGAGTCAATCGCAATCTTCATCTGCTCACCGGCGTCAGCCGAGAACATGTCCAGCAAGTTAGGCTTGGCTTGGTAGTCCAGCACGTCATTGATTTGGAAGGCGAAAGCCTTGGCCTTGTCAATGTTCATCTCCTGCACGTCAGCCTGTGGTACTTGGTAGTTCAAGCCAGCGCCACCAACGGAGTAGTTGGTTACCGTGATGGTAGGAGCTGTGTTGATGATGACCTTATCACCCATAGAGCTGATTTCACCTTGCCAGTTGGTGTTGGCAATCTCACCGAAAACGGTGGCTGCATAGAACTTGGCGTTCAGCTTGGCGGACCAGACTGAGGGGATGAAGTTGCCCGATGCGGGAACTGCGGTGTTGAACGGGGCGGATACTGGGAAAACCGCTGAACTGTTACGTTGGATAGCCATGATTTATCTCCTAAAGGGTTGGGTTAGCTGATGCGGTGGAAATCAGCACCGTTGTTGGAGCCGAGTGCGAGGAATACCGCTTGACCTTGCGCAGCCATTGACACGGATGCGTTCAAAGTGCCCACGCTGTTGGTTGCAGAAATGGTTCCGCCAACGGGTGGGAAGATTGCCAAGGTGTTGGTGGCAACTGTGGAAGTCACAATAACCATAGAGCCAGCTGGTAGCACGGGCAGTGCAGCCATGCTGTTAGCAGCCATCGTGGAGATGACGTTGCTCATGCCGGGCAGCGTCTGGTTAGCAATCGCAGCCGCCTGCGTATTGGTGGTGTTGGTGATCGTGAGACCCGTTTCGCGTCCGCCGATGGCGGAAACTATGTTCGATACGTTTGCCATTTCAAATTACTCCAAAGTGGCCGCGCAACGGGGGTCGGTTTTAAATGATTCGACCTTCCGCTAACGCGGCGTTAATAATTCCCTCAAGCCGCAAAAACTCGGCCTCGTTACCCCTGTAAGCTCCACGTCGCTCTGCGTCGTAAAACGCTGTGACTTGGGCTTGCGTTATCACGGGTTTATCCGTAATAGGGGCCGGTGCCGCCGTTGATGCTGATCTCGGGCTAACATGTTTGTCCAGAGGGTCGGGGCCTTTAGGGGCGGCTTTCTTTGGGCCAAGGTAGGCATTGAATACAGCTGCGGCTTGCTCGGCGTTTAACTCCGACCTAGCTCTATCCAGTGCTGCCTGACGGTTCATTCCGTACACAGGGTCCACCTCTGCCAACCAAGCTAAAAAGCTAGGGTCTGCGTTGGTTTGTTCCCAAGTCGGGACTAACTTGGTCACCCGGTCAAAGAACGACTGTTCGGCTGTCACGGCAACTTGTTGGGTTGTGCCCTTCATAGCGTCTGACAACTGAGCAATCTGGCTCTCGAACTGAGCAATCTTCGCGTCAAGCACCTGTGATGCACGACCAATCGCTTGGGATGCAACACGGCTTACCATGTCCACTAAATCCGCCCCAAAATTCTCAACATCTCTGGGGTCCGCAACTTGTGGCTGCTCCGGGACACTCTCCTTCGCTTTACTCGCGGCATCCATACGTTCAATGGCAGCGCGTAGATCAGTCTGAAGGTCGCGTACTTGGTGGTGAAGGCGAGGCACTTCTGCGTCGTATTTTCCTTGAAGCACACGGTAGCGTTGTTCCCAAGCATCCGGCTTTTCAGCCGTGGCTGGGGGTGTTTCCGGGGCAGCTTCTAGCTGCGGGGCTTGCTGAAACGGGTCAGGTTGTGGTTGGTCGTCTTGCGCCGGTGTTGCTTCTAAGACTGCAGTGTCTTGGTTCGTGCCATTCGCTGCTGCTAGGGTTGCATCCGCTGCGGCCAACGCCGCCTCTACCTGTTTTGGCAATGCCATCTATCTTCTCCAAGCCGATTTAACGGTGATTGGTTTACAAAATGCGCTTACGTACTAACACGTAAGCACGCGAACAAAAGCTACTTCTTTAAAGCAGCGGGTGCGTCATCCATCAGCTTTAGCATTGACTCAATAAACGCAGCTCGCCCTTGGGCTTTGCGGAGTTGGTCGATGTCGATAGATTGCACCAAAATCTTCATTTCACCGTCGAGTTTGAACTTGAGCCATTCCCGCAACTTGTGCTGTCGAGAGAGGTAGTCGAAAAGTTCAAGCTCGTCCGGTTTCGTCATTAGTGTGTTTATACCACAAACTAACGCGTTAGTTAAACAACATCTTTCGACGCGTCATCAACAGGAGCTTCTTCTTTAGACTTCCTGCTTGACTTGGCGGGTTTGACTTCTACGTCAGTAATACCTTGGAGCATCTTAAGTACGTCTTCGCCTTCAGGTGTCAGTACCAAGGGAACGCCGGGGGCGATCACGCCCACATCCTTGTTGCGCCAGATCAGGCGGTTGCCAAAATAGCTCGCGCCCTCTTTCAGGAAAAGTTCTTCGTGGTTCACGGTTTACTCCTAAGTTACTTTTTCAAAAAGGCTGGGACCTTACCCTTGGCCTGCTTTTTATCCAGAGCCATGTCGGCTTTAGAGCCTTCCTTCATGCCCTTCTTCTCGACGTCTTTTTTTGACTTCTCAAAAGGTACGTATTTCTTTGTTGCCATATCAA